CAATTACTGCATTTTCAACGGCTGTTGCTCTATCCAGTAATCCGGTGTCTTCGGCCTGGACATCATCCTTGACGCTTGCCAAGTCATCCGTGATTGTGCTTTCGGTGGTCTCAGGATCGTAGTCACCCACTTGTGATTTCAATGCGTCAATCTGTTCTTGCTCATTTGCGGTCAAGGCAGCGTCAAGCTCAGTTATGGTATATTCCTCTATTTTACCAGCGCCAGTCGTCTTAATGATCTGGACTTTGTCATCGGTTCTTATAGGCATTAGCTGCCTCCTTTTTTTGTTATGTCTTCAAAAACTAAACTATTCTTTTGTGATTTTAGTGGTTTAGTGTGTTTATTTTCCCCGCTACTAATTTCTTCTGGTATGCCATCAGGAAAAGCTTTGCACGTAGGAAGAAACTCACCCTCTACAAACTCGTCTTTTGTATTTATCTCTCCAAATACCTTGCCTCCAGTATAATGGAGACAAATTTCACATGTGGGGCTTGGATACATCATTTTCTGTCCTTTAGAACTTCGTCAAACAATTTTATCATGTTATTATCCATTATGTCAAAACGCTTTGAGTGATAAGCTACAAAACTTTCCGCAAAATACTCAGCACTTGAACTTAAGCCGTATTCAGTCAATATGTTTCTGTCATAAGTTTGCAACATTTTTATTTGCGAGTTAACATCTGCATTTATGTATTCCTGAGAGTTTTTCATTTTGTTAAAAAGGTTACGTTTTTTGGTTCGCATTTGACGGTATGATTCATTTACAATTTTATTATATCTATATCCGTCGAATCTTAATTGTAGTTTTTGATGTAGTGCGTGTCCATATTCATGGATAATAGTATCATGCAATATGCTGTTGCTGCTTACAGTCCACATTACTCTGTTGTTTGCTATTCTATCGGCTCGGTAAATCATCTGTCTGGCCAAACTATCCTTTGTGATTCCCCTTGTATTTATCCTGTTTTCACCATAGTAGTATTTACCATTAGCCCTGCCCTTTGATATGCTATTTATTTTTATGTTATCTACTATTTCTATAAAATCCTTGCCATATTTTGTCTTCATGTCCGCAATGCCAAGCGATACCTGTTTTGCATTATCTAAGTATAGTTCGTTATTATTGCTTATGCTTACATTCTTCACACCAAGATCATTCAGTATATTGGTGATGTCACTATCTGTTTTTGATGCGTTTATTTTTGTCGTAAGTTGTTCATATTCGCCTTGTGCAGGTGTTTCTGTCTTTTTGTCTTCTTTAGTGCCTGCATTTTCTTGATAAAACTCTTTTGTAATCGGCACGAAATAGTGTCTGCAATTATAGAAACGCTCTGATGCGGTCTCTGCTTCAAACTGATCACGCTCCTCTGCTGTGAAATACTCAATGGCCAAGCCCTCTAAACATGCAGGACGGGTCAACTGATCTTCCGGCCCCACATACTGCCAAAACACTTCCTCACCAAAGTCCGAAGCTGCTGCGTCCTGAACCGCTTGGATAAACTTTTGACGGCTGGTGATGGCATACGTGTTAGCGTAACGCATAAGGCGGGTTTCCAGAATTGACCGGATATTCTCAATCAATAGTTCTTGCGAACCGCCACGCATAACACTGTCAAGCATAAGCGTCTTGATGTTTTTCATGCTATCTGTTGAGACGGCATCGAAATTGAGAGCATAGTTCGCATTGGCTGCTATGAGCTGTTGCTTTCCGCTTTCCGTGAATGCTAACGGGATTGATCCGCTTGGCTGTGATGCTCTGATGGCTTTTAAGAGATCCCCTTCCTGATTCTGCAATTGCTGGACAAGATCAGAGTAGCCGGCTTCGTTTATGGCTTTGATCAGATTGGTATAAATACCGGAAGCCAATTGAATGTTAGCGGGTGTGTTGAGCATATTGCCCCCGCTCTGCTCAAATGCTTTCAGCATTGCCAAAACATCGCTTTGCATCTTGGTAACTACTTTCTTCATGTTAGTAGCGAACCATTCAGCTTGATTGTCAACAGCAGCAGCAATTTGCTTCATTATGAAAGCCCGTCTAAGCCCTCAAGACCAGCAGCCGGATTGATGCGATAAGTCCGGTTGTCAAGGTCTATTCTTTCGATTTCCTTTATGGCATCCTCACGGGTGAGATCGGGATTATCCTGCATTATGGCATCCACTCTTGACATCGTTCCGTTGCTGATCTTCATTGCTCTGATCTGCTCTTCCTCAATAGGATTGGTTTCAATCTTGACATCCGCAAAGTCAATGCTCAGATCCATGTCATTTGGCAGCGATACTTTCTTAGAGTAGATAGTAAGGCAATCCGCACATAACTGGACCAAGTTTCGCACCGCTTCACGATACATCGGTTTTTTGTCATTATTGTAATCTACGATGTCGGACTTGGACAGCCGGAGTTGATAGCCGGATGAATAGTTACTGCCTTGTCTGATGCTGTCTGTGGATATCCCCAGCAGGGAAGCGGTCATACTGATAGCTTCGTTTATCACATCCCAAACGCCCTTGAGATTGACATTCGGGTTTATGTAGTATGCTTTGCCCGTGATCCCACCGGCACTAAAATCGGCTGGCAGATTCAGGTATCTGGTTACGCCTCCGGTTATCTTTGTTTCGTCTGGCAAGCCCTCTGTTATGAGCGTGGCAAACGATTGGAAGTCAGTGCCTATATCCAAATTGGTAAGCTGGATGTCTGCCTTTTCGTTGCAGTCAATTATTGGATAGCCATTGTCAAGCCAGAACGTGTCAACAGGAAGCTCGTTTCGGAACCACACAATAGGAATGCGCTTGTATGGGTTCGGCTCTTTCAATAGTGTGGTATCTAAGCTGTAATCGGTTTTAAGCGTTACCTCTGAGTAAAAATCCTTTGTCCAGTAAGCATATTTATTGACCGGAGTTGCGATTATGGTGTTATCCATCCTGCCAATAGGATAAGCCACAGCAACGGCTTTTGTGGGGAGTTTCTCATCCTGCCATATAACCACACGGTCAGCAGTCAGGATTTCAAGATGTATGCGGTCAAGTTCAGCATCGTAATGCGGGATCACTCCAATGTTGTGATTGGCTTCCACATACCTGTCAATGCAAAGCAGATGATAATTGAATAGCGCTCTGTCAAGCATGGTATAAAGCGCATCACGGACAGGCGAGTTCTCGGATTGGTTCTTCAGGTCAATCACGGGCTCGGTAGAGAATATCTTGGCTCTCTGATTGACAAGCGCTCTGGTCAATGGCACTGTGCAGATATATTTCTCCACGTCCTGGCAGGTTGACGGATAGCGCTTATATATGATGTGCCTGATATATTCCTCTTGCCTGAATTGCAGGAAGTCAAGCGCCCTTGCTGCCTCTGCCATGCGGAACTTGTTGTCGTTAAGAAGAGCTTGCGTCTTGTTGTGAATTATGGTTGCTTCGGCTTGCGAGTAGATCATAAAACCCTTGCCCTTTGTGGCTTGAATACCAGATGTTTGAACTCCATATAAACATCATAGGTCACAGCGTCTAACAAGTGAGTTCGCATATCATCTCCTTTTTGGATTTCTCCGTGTGAATCTGTGACCACCTGGTCAAGGTCTTTTATCAATTCTTTGCAGTTTTCTGTAATGAGCCACTTGCCGGTGTTCATGGCAGTGTTTGCCACCATGAGACGTGTTGGCACCGGAAGATGATGCTGCCCCTCGTATGGAAGCTCGTATTGCTTCAGGATGGCAAGATCGGATAGGTTTCCGGTTGTGTCTCTTGCGTTTCCGGTCATGTCAGGACGGACTTTGATGTTGAAATGCTTATCGCCTTTGATCATGTTGAGATTATAGTAGCGGTTCGGATATTTTGTCAAGAGCATATTCAGTGCCTTGTCAGTGTAGGAAGCATAAGGACTGCTGTTCCCCAAGTTGCGGATAAAGAATTCATCAAAGGTGATCTTGATGCCGTCTTTGGTCATGTATGATATCGTCATGCAGAATGGGTCAACGTTAAAGTCCATGCCTACTGTCAGGTCATGCGGGATTTCATCCGGCCAAACAGCAGGAATAACTCGGCTCCGGTCAAAGGCATAAATTGCACGTAAGCCGTTGAGGTTGACATAGTTTCCCTCGATATACATAGCTTGATGTGGGGCATCGTAGTTGTCCATCATTTCGTCAATGAAGCTCTGAGGAAGTGATTTATTGTCACGGGTCGAGGCCTGTATCTGTCTGATCTTGCCGGCTGTGTAAAGTTCATAGCATAGTTTGAAGCCCTCAGGTGTGGATGTGATAGACAGCGTGGCATCCTCACAAGCACGTAATCGGGCAAGAGCCCGCACCCAGACGGCCTTCTGCCTTTCATAGGTCAGGATATCGAACTCGTCAAGGATGCCGTCTGTCGCATTAAACGCTACGAGGTTCTTGTAATTGTCAAGGGATATGTATTTGATTATGCCTTTTAGCGTGGGTTCCGTGATGGTGATGGTATGCTCTTGCCGGTTTGCCTTATAGCGGATACCGTAGAGTTCTAATGTTTCGAGGAAGTCAGGCAGGAAACTGGAATTGATAAGATCATAAGTCGGTGCTGCATAAAAGATAAAGGCGTGACCTTTGCGTATTTCGAGCAGGTGTAAGATGCGCTGGATATTGGCATAGGTCTTGCCAGAGCCATAACCGGCTATGATAGCAGGATGCAGGTGCTTAGACATGACATAGTCATGCTGATGCGGGTAAAGCGTGATGATCGGTTTAATCCTTTGCATCGTGATAATCCGTCTTTAAGAAAACTAAACAATCTACATGGTTTTTGTTATTGACCAAATGATCAAAATGCAATTTTAGCGTGTTTCCTGTATTGAAAACATCGTCAATCAATAATATGCTTTTTCCGGTTACTGATATTTTTTCAAATAGCTTTGGTTGATTATAGGAATGATGCATCCCATGATATTTTTTGCTTGACTTTTCAAATAAAACAACATGAGGAACAGACATCCGTTCCTGCAATATGTTTGCCACACTGTATAGTGGATAGTTATTGATATCTCTGTCTGCCGATGGTCTTGCTGTTGTGATAATGTCATAATGATTGTTTATGCATGACAAAAAAGCGTTAGCCATTAAGATTGTCAGCCATTCATTTCGATTTGGATGTGATTTCCATTGCCAGATTGTGTCTAATTGGAATGCTTTTTGCTTTACTAAATACCTAAACAATATCTTTTTTGCAAAGGAATAACTCATGGTTTTAGGAATTATTGGACAACGGGAATTAGATTTTGCATCCTGCGAGGGATCAATACTGAATGCAATATCGTTTTTTAATCCTTCTAAGGTTATCTCTGGGGGTGCTAATGGTGTTGACAGCCACGTTAGGTCTATTTGCAAGGCGTTAGAATTGCCGTTTTCTGAGTATTTGCCTGATTTGTCTAATTTGTCAGGTAGAGCTGATGTCATTAAAAGATACCATGCAAGGAACGATTTGATAGTCAATGCTTGCGATGTTTTGGTTGCTATTATTGGAGAAAGGAATACCGGAGGGTCTCATTATACAATCAGGAAGGCAAGAAGTGTTGGGAAAAAGGTTGTTATTGTTCATCTTTGTCCACCACGAACTTAAAGCCGGTTATCTCGTGTCTCATGTTGCTTGTTTCGGGGCTGTCGCACTGTCCGAGATATTGCTTGCCAAGCCACACTAACAGGGTCGGGTTTCGATCCTCAATTGCTGTCTTGACCTGAGCTTCGGACAGTTTCATCTTCATTCCAGAGTAACCTTTTTTATATGACTTGGAAAATTCTGAATCTTCGTCTTGCATGGCTTTTCTGATAGTGTCAATGTGGCAACCAAGATACTCAGCCATTGTCTCATAGGTTGCCCTGAAATAGCCAAAAATCTCCCCTTGCTTCGGGTCAAGCTGAATGGGAGGTCTGCCTACTTTGTTTTTAGCCATTGGAAGCGTTCTCAAATTGGAGCGGTGGGGTCGGAATCAAACCGCCATTCTCTGATTGGTCACCAGAGCCAGAGCCATCTGCCACCGCCTTGCGTTCTGCTAAAGTTATGCGTTTGCCTTTATACATGCCTGCTCCGAGTTCGTCAATCTTGCTAAAAGGTATAACAGGACATGTCAATTGGCATGACTTGTCAATTAGGTATATGTAGCGGAGTTGGAAGCCGTCTGCTTTCACACCTCCCATTTCTTTTATGATATTTAGTCCAGAACCTCTTCCGCTATTTTGTGTTGCCCATTGCGCCTTGTCATAAGTAATTTTGCAAACAGATTTCCCATTGGGCAGTGTGTAAGTTCCAGAATTTTGTTTTATGTTGGTCAGCACAAACCCTGAAGCCCTATAAATAGCACCGTCCCCGCATTGCGTAGCATCGGCAAAACTTAGCACCCATTTTATCTGTGGTGCTTGTTTTTTTAGCATTTTTATTGCTATTGCGATGCACCTGCTTTCGCTGTTTTTGGGAAGCATGTCATCAAATGCCATGCGATTTAATTCTAACATTTCATTCCATTGCGAGTTTTTGACAATCCATAATACTCTGATTTTGCTCATAGGACTGCCAAAACTCATAACCCCGTGCAGGTTGCCATCAAGAAAACATCCAAAATGCAGGTTGCTATTATTGACAATTTTTCCAGAGTAATGCTGTTTCTTCACAAACTCATTAGCTATCTTTGCGGGTATGACCTTGACGATTATATCTTTTGCTCTGCCCATTGCCGTGCTATCTCATAGAGTGCGTTGCCGTTGCTGTTTTCGTTGCCAAAGGTTTCTATCTCTGGCTTCTCTGCTTTTATTGTGTCAATGGCTGCTTTTATGGTTTCTGCTTGCGCATCTGCCAAAGTAAATGTCATTTGTTGAAACGGGGGTTTATCCCCTTCTGGCAAACTGAATTCTGTGCTATAATTTTCTGGAGATATAATCTCCGGCAATTCAATCCCCAGCCCGTCAAGGTCGATGTCTGCCCAGTCGCTGGTAAGCAGTTCGAAGTCCCAATCGCCGGATTGGTGATTGTCTTGGATCACGAAGCGCCTTTTCTCTTCAGGTGATAGGTCGTTAGCTGATCTTGTCCAGGTGTCGGGGATTTCTTTCATGCCAAGCTGTTTAATGGCAGCAAGGCGTTGGTTGCCACCTAATACTTCCATTGTTTCAGGATCATAGACAATAGGTCGGATTTCCAT